CCAGGAAACGCCCTGTATCTTCTGCCTGAATCCCGTCAGATACGTCATCGATTTTTCGCTTGCCGTTGCCTCTCCAAAAGCAGTCACCGGGGAAAGCGCCTGACGGCTCGCTTAGAGCCGCATTCGACGCGGTTCACAACGCATGCCATGAAGTTCGGAGCCGCATAAATACTGCCGAAAACGAAACGGAGATAAGCGGGAGTGTGCACACATGCGCAGCGGATACATACCATCCCCATACGGCTTTGTCTCTCGATTCCTTTGCCCTGTTGGCCTGCCATGCCAGCTGGAGACTGACAACCTCTTGGTCCTGTGATTGGCCTGCAATTCACTGCAAAACCTATCTCCGGGTGAGCCCGATAGTATCTGCCGTTAGATAGCGTGATCTTCCCTGAATAATGACGCGATTCTTCCGTGGACGCCGGATGTCTCTTTGAATCAGAATGCGGCATTACTGATTTGGTACCTTCTCGACACGCTTTTAAGTAAGGATTGACTTGCAATCAGCTCAGCGTTATCAAGGCGTTTGTTGGGAGGCCCACATGAACACTTTTGAAAAGATTAACGATCGCAACCAGGAGTTTTGGAAGGCACAAACCGATCTCTTATTCAAGCGTATCTCCGACCCGGCTCTCTACGAGGTAGCCGTGGAAGAGATGGGCTCAGAACAGCGACGGGGCGTACCAATCTATTGCCGCAAGAACCTAGAAACGATCTTGGAGGATGCCGATCGGGCTCGAACGCGGTTTTCGAAACTATCCCTCGACGAATTTGCCCGACAAGGCGGCTCCGCTCCGAAGGCAGATGCCTTAACAATATTTATGAGGAGATTAGTTGCCGGGAATCCGTCGATAACTGAGTCGGAAGTGCTGCGACGCGTCAGAGAACATTACGAGTTCACTGTGAATGATGAGGAAATCATTTTTCTTGATAGCGGCGGGCGTGAGAAATCTGTGCCGATAAGCGGTCTCAAGGATCGGCTGTCCAGAATCAAGAAAGGAACTAATTCTCGCTAAGCGGCTTCCGCGAGTTGTGCCTCTAGAATCGCCCTGCGGTCGAGCTGCAGATGGACGATGAAATGAGGAGGAAGTTGCAATGTCGAAAAGCTCTGTTCGAGATCTCCGAATTGAGCAGGTTTCCCTTGCTGACCTTGCATTTGATCCACGAAATGCCCGCATTCACTCAGAGCTGCAAATCGGGCAGATTACGCGGAGCATCGAAGCATTCGGATTCAATGTCCCGGTTTTAATTGACGCCAATAACAGGGTAGTTGCAGGGCATGGTCGGCTTCTCGCCGCCCAAAAGCTGGCCTGTAAGACCGTGCCGGCGATCCGTCTTACTCACTTGACCTCAGCTCAGGCGCGCGCTTTCGCGATCGCGGACAATCGTCTGACCGAGAATTCGACCTGGGATCACAAGCTGTTAGGACAGATCTTCCAAGATCTGGCCAGCCTGGATCTTGATTTTGACCTGGATGTTACGGGTTTCTCTGTCGGCGAGATTGATCTTCGGATTGAAGGGGTCACAGCTCATCCCGATAGTGGTTCTGATCCTGCAGATTTCCAGCCGGCGTTTGCGGTTGGTCCTCCTGTAAGTAAACAGGGCGATCTCTGGACCTTGGGCAGACACAGGATTCTCTGCGGCGACTCGACGGATCCCGCAACGTATACGGCACTCATGCAAGGGTCTCGAGCGAGCGTGGTCTTTAGCGACCCTCCGTTTAACGTCCCCATCGATGGGCACGCCACTGGCAACGGCCATATTCGCCACCGTGAATTTGCCATGGCATCCGGTGAGATGACTTCCTCCCAATTCACTTATCTGTTGTCTACCATTTTTCGCCTCCTGGCTCAGCATAGCGCGCGGGGCTCCCTGCACTTCATCTGCATGGACTGGCGCCATCAGCTTGAGATTCTGACGGCTGGCACCCAGGTTTACTCCGAGCTCAAGAACCTTTGCGTTTGGGTCAAGAGCAACGCAGGTATGGGCAGTCTGTATCGCAGCCAACACGAGCTCATCTTTGTCTTCAAGCATGGCAAATCACCGCATCGCAATAACATTCAGCTCGGCCAGTTCGGACGTTATCGAACCAACGTCTGGAATTACCCGAGCATATCGGCCTTCGGCCGGCAAGGAGAAGAAGGCAACCTCCAGTCGCTTCGCCCTACGGTAAAGCCAGTCGCCATGGTGGCTGATGCACTCTTGGATTGCTCGGCTCGGGGAGACATCGTCCTCGACCCATTTGTTGGTTCGGGTACGACACTGATCGCCGCCGAGCGAACAGGACGCGTGGCTCGTGCCATCGAAATCGACCCCTTGTACGTGGATACCACCATTCGCCGTTGGCAACAGCACTGCGGGGATTACGCCATTCATGCTGTCAGCGGAAAACGCTTCGAGAGCGCCGCGGCGGAATCCTCGGAGGCTCAGCATGTATGACAACGAGAAGATTAATGAGGTGGGGTACAAGAAGCCGCCGCGCAACAGGCAATTCAAGAAAGGGCAGTCCGGTAATCCAAAGGGGCGGCCGAAAGACACTAGGAACTTTGCTACGGACTTTGATAAGGAACTAAACGCTCTTATACCGGTAACGGAAAACGGCAAACGCACACGCATCTCAAAGCGTTTAGCCATCGTTAAGCAAGCTGTCAACAAAGCTGCCAACGGAGATGCCAAGGCCGCACTGATCGTGTTGAATGAAGCTCGACAACGAGAAGAGCTTCTGCGTTCCGCCTTCCCAATCGGCGTCACTATGTCGGTTGGTCTGGAAGATGAATTGGTGATGGAAAGCATAGTACGGCGGATTCGCGCTTCTGGTGCTGCTCCGGTCGAGATGTCCGCGACCAACGTACCCGAACCTGAACCCACGAAGCCCGAACCTGAGGGAGGGCCCAAATGACCCTGTCATTTAGCGAATACGAGTACGTCTTGCGGCGGGACTTAATGAGCTTTATCGAACGCTCCTTCTATGAGCTGAATCCTCGCGCCCAATTGCTGCCTAGTCCGCACATCGAAGTTATGGTTTCGAAGCTTGAGGCTCTGCGAAGAGGAGACATCAAACGGCTGATCATCACTCTGCCACCTCGTCATTTGAAATCCCATTGCGCTTCGATCGCGTTTCCCGCCTGGTACCTGGGCCACCAGCCCTCCAACCACGTGATCTGTGTAAGCTATGGTCAGGACTTAGCTGACAAGCTGGCGCGTGACTGCCGCACCGTCATGCAGAGCGCCTGGTACAAAAGCCTGTTCCCTACCCGACTAGCGGATCGGCTTGCCGTCCACGACTTCGCGACCACGCTACTCGGTACTCGAATGGCAACCTCGGTTGGCGGAGTACTGACCGGCCGCGGCGGTGACCTCATCATCATCGACGACGCCCTGAAACCAGATGAAGCCCTGTCTGAAACCCGCCGAAAGGCCGTCAACGACTGGTACGACAACACCCTGCTCAGCCGTCTCAATGACAAGGCCAACGGCCGCATGGTGATCATCATGCAGAGATTGCATCAAGAAGATCTCGTCGGCCATGTGCTGGAGCAGGAGCCCTGGGAAGTGGTCTCGTTTCCGGCCATTGGCGGCAATCCGCGAACGCATGGGCGAATACAACTTTTCCAGCCAATACCAGCAGAACTCGATCCCTTTGGGCGGAGCCACGGTGAAGACCGACTGGTTGAAGTATTACGATCTAAGGCCGGAAAGATTCGACACGATCATCCAAAGCTGGGATACGGCCAATAAGACCAGCGAGCTTGCCGATTACAGTGTTTGCACCACTTGGGGCCGAGCCAATGGTCAGGCTTACCTGTTACATGTATATCGGGCTCGTCTGAATTACCCGGATCTCAAGCGAAAAGTAAAGGAGCTGGCACAGCTACACAGCGCCCGAGTCGTTCTAATCGAAGACAAAGCGTCGGGGACGCAGCTGATACAGGACCTGCAAGCCGAGCACGTGCGAGGCATCAAGGCTTACTTGCCTCCGTCCGGAACTGACAAGCCCATGCGCCTGCATACTCAGACCCACTGGTTCGAGAACGGTAACGTACTGCTGCCACGGACGGCCTCCTGGCTGGCAGACTATGTGATAGAGCTGACGGGCTTTCCGGGAACCAAGTATGACGATCAGGTCGACTCGACCACGCAAGCGCTCGACTACATGCGGGGGCCCAGCACGCTCGAGAAATGGCGGCGGTTGGGAATGTCGGCAGCTGAGTTTCAACGAGCAGGACCGTGGTAATCATTACAAGTGTTGCTGATCCCAGTGGATCGGAATCCAGCTTAGCCTTTCCACTGTCAGTTCGGGCGACTGCTCTCCTTTAACAATCATTTCCGTAAGCACTGGGCTTAAGGAGGCGCAGCGGAAAATTCGTCTTACGTAACACTCAGCTAGGCCGGTCTCAGATGCAAGCTGCCTAATACTGCCAACTTCTCCAGCGATAATACGGTCATACCACTGGCGCGCACGCGCCAGGGCCTTAATCAGTGAGGTTCGTCGTTCGGACTGTCGATTCACTCCGTTGACCACCAGTCGCAGCTGGTTGCTCCGCCGCCTGAGATCTAGCGCACACTTCACTTGCAACACCGCACTGGCGTTCCCTGCTGAGCTTTCCTTAACCGTCTTCGACTTCGCCCCCTCGGGGGGTAGCAATAGAGCAACAAGCGCCTGCGGAATTATCTCGATACAAAGCTCGGTTGCGGTGACGACAATTCGTTGTACGAACCGGTGAACGTGTTTACCCGCCTCGGCACGACTCGGTCCATCCCAGGAGCCGGCAAGCTTCGCACCGACGGCGACGAGCTCGTTCCAGTTTGCGACTGGGGTGGTGGCAGCTTCAGCCACTTTGACCAGCTCGTCGGTGGAAGTCAGGAGCGTCTGCAAGCGCGAAAGGACGTGTCGCTCCAGCTCCCCGGCCGGGATCCTGGCAATGCGAGAGCGTGATGCGGGACCTCGGATCACGACCTGCGATGTGTAATAGCGGTATCTCCGACCGCTCTTGTTAGCATGGGTTGGCGTGTACCGCCATCCCTCTTCGCTGAAGAGTATACCCGTCAGGAAGCTACGAGAACTGCCGGTCATTCGAGCCCGGGGGGTGCGCCGGTTCGCACCCAGGGTTTCCGCCACCCCATCCCACGTCGAGCGGTCGACGATCGCTTCGTGTTGACCCTGATAGTATTCGCCGCGGTAATGAATCTGCCCTATATAAAGGTGATTCTTCAGCAGCTGATAAAGCGCGCCGCGCGAAAAGCCGCCGCCACCAGTCTTGTTACCCTTTTCATCGGTTCGTTCCTTCGCCCGAATCTGTTGCCGTGCAAGGGATTGTTGCAGTTCTCGGACGCAACCCAGACGAAGGTACTGTCTGAATATCTCCCGAACACTCTTTGCTTCCCCCTCGTTGATGATCAGCTTCCGATTCTTAACATCGTAGCCCAGGGGTACCATGCCGCCCATCCACATGCCCTTCTTCTTGGAGGCCGCAATCTTGTCCCTAATCCGTTCACCCGTGACTTCCCTCTCAAACTGAGCGAAGGACAGCAGCACGTTTAAGGTCAGGCGCCCCATGGAGGTGGTCGTGTTGAACTGCTGGGTGACCGATACGAAGCTCGCTTTTTGTTTGTCGAAGATTTCGATGATCTTCGAAAAATCCATCAGAGAGCGGGTCAGCCGATCGATCTTATACACAACAACGGTGTCGATCTTGCCAGCTGTGATGTCCTCAAGCAGCTGTTTGAGAGCGGGGCGGTCCAAGTTGCCGCCCGAAAATCCACCGTCATCGTAATGGGTGCGAATACCCTGCCATCCCTCGTGACGTTGACTCACGATATAGGCTTCGCAAGCCTCCCGTTGCGCTTGGAGGGAATTAAAGGACTGCTCCAAACCCTCCTCGGAAGACTTCCTGGTGTAGATCGCGCAACGTACTTTCCTGTGTTGATCAGCCATTAGCTTGTTGCCTCCCAGACGCAGCCTGGCGCAGGCCGAAGAACAATGGCCCTGACCAGCGGGTTCCGGTTATGTCCCGGGCGACATGCGACAGGCTCGAAAATGTCTTGTTGCCATATTCGAACCCTTTGTCAGTTACGGTCACGCGGTGGGTCTTTCCCTGCCATTCGCGCACAAGGTAGGTGCCAGGTTTCAGTTGCCGAGTAGGAGACCCCTTGGACTTGGGGTTGACTTGCAGCTCTTCAGCGGCTTTGCGAAGCTCATTCAGTATCCGAGGCCGTAGGCCACCGAATGCCTTTTCCTGCAGCCGGTAGGCCAGGATGGGCAGCATAACCTCGCGCCGCAGAGCCACTGCAGTGGGTCGCCCAAAGAGTTCCTGCCACAGATTTCGCAAGCTGGCTGTGTCGAGAGTGTGGATTTGCGAGAGTTGTTCGGTGCAGTCCTTGTTCATGTGTGCTGAGAGCGGCATACTCTCTCAGCACATTCCCGCTCTGCCCGGGCGAACAGTCAAGTCGGAACTCGGATGAATTAGAGAGAACGTGGAGTGACCATTATCGGTCAACGTCAGAGCTTTCGCACTAGATCAGCAATTCTGACACCCAGTGTGTCCGCGATGATCTTCAGCGTCTGAAGGGTAACGTTGCTCTCGCCGCGCTCGATCTCTCCCACATGTGCCCGATGCAGCCCGGAGCGTTCCGCAAAGACATCCTGCGTCAGCTTCCGCTTTAGCCGTAACTCTTTAACTGTGGCCCCGAGCTGCTTCTGAATGTCTTGCACAGCCTGCAGTTTGGAGCTAAGCTGCCTAAAACCATACTGGTTATAACCAGAGTCCCGTGAGGGCGCGGTAACTTGCGCTACTTCAACACTGCGGAGGTGCAATGTTCTGCCACAAATGCGGTTCTCCCTTGCCCGATCAAAGTTTGTTCTGCCCCGCCTGCGGACTCGGCACAAATCCCGCCAGAACCGTTCAGCGTCAGCCGGGCCCAGTTGCCAACGGAAGCACCACCCGGCAAGAACGTCGAGGACTTAGTACGGCGAGCCAGCTAACCATCGGCATTGGTCTCTTACTGGTGTTACTCCTAGCCGCTGCGTTGTTTTATGACAATCAACCGGCGCCGGCCGAGGAGTCGTCGGATCGCGCACACGAGGCTTCCGTTCCAGCTAACGAGAGCACACGAGGCTCCTCGGTTGAGGCCTCCTCACAACCCATTCCCGATCCGCCTATGCCTGCGGACGAGAAAGAATTCATACGTGCGATTCAGGATGCCAGAACAGCCTTCCAGCAAGCGCCAAATGAGACGGCACCGGGCGGTACGCGGGCCCAGAGACGCGAAGCGATCTGTCGGGTTCTTTCAACGCCCACCGTTTCTGGCTGGATCGGCCACATCAGTAAACTCGGCTCCAACAGCGATGGTAAGGGAGTGCTCGAAATCTCCCTGGCAGATGGCTTGTCGATCAAGACCTGGAACAATGATTTATCTGACATTTCGGACAATACTCTCATCGATCCGTCGTCACCGCTTTTCCATGCCTTGTCCCAGATGAAAGTGGGCGACGAAGTCTCTTTCTCGGGCCTTTTACTGCTGAGTGACTTGGATTGCGTTAGGGAATCAAGTTCCCTGTTAACAAGTCCTGCTTGCGAGGCCACTCGAACTAATCCCCGGTCAGAGTCGCTGACGGAAACGAAGTATTCCGCAAGAGAAGAGGCGGGGCCGGCGCCCCCGCCCTTCCGTTGGACTGCGATTGAACGCTAGGAACCGGTCCTACCTGTTCCTCTCTTCCGTGGGCGGCCGTTGCGGCTGTGCCTGCGCTCGCTGCTGTGGCTGAGCATGCTGTTGCGGCTGTGCCTGCGCTCGCTGCTGTGGCTGGGTATGCTGTTGCGGCTGCGCCTGAGCCCGCTGCTGTGGCTGAGCATGCTGTTGCGGCTGCGCC